TGCAGTAGGATATCCATCACTAACTGCTGATGCTTCAATAGCATCTCCAGAATAAGTTACGGATGAAACAGTTGCAGTAACAGAAGATGAACCTCCAGTGATAGTTTCAGCAGGAGATGTTACAAAATCGGTAGAGACGAAACTCAATGTTAATGTGTTTGATCCTGCAGTCCAAGATACAACTTCAGCAGTAGGAGCAGTAGCAGAGTTACCAGTGATTGTTTCACCAACTGTGAAGTCACCAGATGCACCACTCACAACCATTGTTGCAGTGGTCTTAGATGATACAATTCTATTTGAGATTACACCACCAGTATTAGATCCTGCAGCAAAGGTTCCAGTAATATCTTTGATTGTTAATATAACTCCACTAGTAGTTACAGTTCTCTTGGCAATAGTACCTTGAGCAAGAGTAGTCTTCTGATAAATTCTAGCACCAACAGTATATGGAAGTGTGGTAGAGTTAAGAACAAGATCAATCTCAGGAATAAATGTTTGGATTGGATCTGCTTGTAAATTCAACTTACCACCGTTACCAATATCAAGAGGAGCATTATTTAAGGTAACAGTAGATAATGAAGAAGTATCAAACTCTGCTCTGTTAACTTTAAACTTCAAATCTTCATACTGATCCGCAGTCCATGTAGATGCGTTCTGTGATTTGAATAGAACACCTGCATATGGTTGTTCAGAAATAGTTCTGTCACCAGTAATATCAATCTCACCCATTCTAGAGATCCAGATCTGATACTCGTTAGAGTCAGAAAGAAGAACAAAACAATGTTCAATCGACTGTGGAATGTAAACAGGTGCTTTGAAAGTAAACTTAGTTGGAACAGCAGCAGTTTCAGATAACTGAATATCAGTTGGTTCTAAAGTAACATCAGAGAAGGGAAGAATCGCAGTAGTAGGATATCCATTTTCCATGGTTCTAACCTGCATGGAAACAGGAATATTCGTATCTTTCTTAAAGAAGTATACCTCAACAGATGTAATGAATACACCACCTTCTTCATCAGAAATAAATGATTGAGCAAGAGGGTCATACCAACCAATCTGTCTAGTCTCAGTTCTGATTGTATTGAAGTTTCTAGTCTGGTTTACAGTATCACGAACAACTTCAGCATTTCTAACAGCAAGAACGTTTTCACGAACTCTGTTCAATGTACCACTTGCTTCGTATTCTGCTTCAGCAGAAGATGCAACTGCACCTGCAAGACGTGAATCGGTGTCAGAAGTAGAAAGTCTAATAGTTCTAGTACCAGTTGCCCAACGTGGATTAGTATCTACAGAGGCAGGAGGAATAAAGAATGATGCTTGCATCTTACCAAAACGATCAGAAACAAGACGACGATCTTTAACAACTGCTCTTGCACCAGAGTCGGCAACTAATACTTCACCAACTTGAATATTACCAAAGAACTCACCAACTGCTTGTGATGCTTGTGCATCAGTATCAATGTTTAAGTATGCAGTAGTAGAAGCATAAGATGTTGCCATCGTTGTATCATCATATGGGTTGTTTACATATAAATCATCAGGATTTGCAACTTTCAATACACAACCACTATTCTGTCCTCTTACAGTCTCACCAGGAATGAAAGGTGTAGAGTTTGTACGAGCATCCGTAGATGGGTCTTTAATAAGTTCAATTAACTTAGGAGTAAAGTAGTCAGAAACTTTTTTACCATCAAAGAATGCATAGAAACGAGTTCTTGGTTTTAGTCTTTCAACATTAACCTTAACGTTTCTGGATCTAATCCAAGGAATAGCAGTAGAGGAAACAACACTATCACCAAGAGATTGTCTGTCAATTCTAGGAATAACTCTGGATCTAATACCAGATCTAGTCTGTCTAGTAGTCGTAAGTAGAGTGTCAGTTCTATTAACACGTCTCATACCACGACCACCCCATACACCAGGGTTAGGTGATCTACCACGGTCCATCTCTAACCAGAAAGAGTTTCTAGTAACTCTAGATCCAATAGTTCTACTTGTAGTCCATTGATCTCTCCATGCGTTCCACTGAATAGGAGCAAAACCATTTTGGTCAACTCTAAGTTCAGAAGATACCGCTTCAAAATCACCTTCAACCTGTGTAACTCTTTGAGGTAATCTTTGAGTTTCTAACCAGTCATCAGATGCAGGAGTTAAATCAATACGTCCAATATAAGTAAATACGTTGAATGGGTTGATGTTCTCAACTCTAGAAGCATATGGTTGGTTGATGATAGTCAACTCAGAATATGGAAGAGTGATAATTGGTCCAGTCTTCTGATAATTTTGAGATAAAGTTGTATTGACTTGTAATGGAACGTTAGTTGTATAGTGAGAAGGATGTAATTCTCCACCTGCAAAATCTAATGAGGCAGAGAAATCTTCATGAGAAGTATCAGATTTACTATGATCTGAGAAATCGTCTACAATAAATCCATTCTTAAGTCTATCTTTACCATCAGAGTCAATAATTTTAACGTTAAAAGTATCAGACTCAAGCATATTGAGTGAAGTATAATATTCAACCTGATCTAATCTACGTTCAATACCACCGATATCACGCATGGTATAACGTCTGTTATCTGATCTAGTGATAACAATATCAGACTCAGGATCAAAACCATATGGTTTATGAGTCATGGTTGCTAAAAGCATACCATCTTTTAGATCATCAGGTTCCTTAGGTAACTCAGAAGATTTACCTTTAATAAGTTGGAACTCACCTGCAGGTGTCAAGAATGCTTTATCAATTCTAGGTAAGAACCAGTCAAAATCACAACGGAAATCACTTTGAATTTTAGGAACATCAAAGATAGTAGCATTTGGTGTACCAGATACATTAAATACTCTTGACTTAAAGTCAAATGTAGAACAGTTAACAAAAGCAGGAGATGCTACTGTACCAGTACCACTATAAAGATTCTTACAACCTGGACGGAAGTCTAAGAAATCTGCAAGGAACTTAGTTCCGAAAAATGGAATATCACCGTATGTAGTATCAAGATATGATTGACCACCGAAGTAGTCACCAGTTGCAGAGTGTGTATAGTAATCGATAACCATCAGAACTTTTCTGATAGGAGTTGCTACTCCTTTCTTACGAGTAATCTTAGAGATATCGTAAATAAAACCAGTTTGATTTACCTCTAAGAAATAATTATCAGTGATAACTTTAGATCCTGCAATAACAGATCCAACACTATCATTAATGATTGCACTGATAGCAGTTCCATTGCTATCAAAACCATCAATAGTTTCACCAGAAGTTAGTTGACCACTAATATAAACAAGACTTAGTTTCAGAGTTCCTGAGCTGAACGCAACAACTTTTGCTCTTGCTTTAGAAGTTCTACCAGTAACTACAGTGCCTGTAGCAAAGAAGGTAGGTTCAACTAGAGTTACGGAAGGAAGAACAGGATCATTATCATCATTAGATTCATAAACAGCATGTAATCTGTAGCAGTCTACAAGACCAAGAGAAAGATCTCTGTCTTGGATTCTAGTACCATAGAGGTTAGAATAAGTTAAATTATAATTTTGCTTGTCAAGATTTTCGACTGTCTTGTTCACTTTAAGAACAAACATCTGTTGACCAGATTTTGTTTTTCTCTGGGTTACGTTCTTCGAGATAGTTGCAGTAACTTTAATCGAAGTGATGTTAGTTAAGTTATCAATCTGAATAGTTGTCCTATCAGAACTGGTGAACGTGGTATAACCAACAGCACCAGAGTTGGTAGTATTGATAGTAATCTGATCACCGACAGGATGAGTACTATTTGAACCTGCAAGTACGGTAAAGGTGTAGTTTGTATCAGAGATTGCTTGGAACTGTTCATTCTCAGGGAGAGTAATAGAGATAGAGTTAGAAGCAACGGTCTGTGCGTCAAAAGTTCTTCTGACAATCATAGATTCGTCAGAAATACTCTTGATATACTTCTTAGGCATCTCACTTAAGAGATCTGCATTTTGAATGTTATTTAATTTAGCACGCTGTCTGAGTAATGCAGAATAAGTTCCTGCAGAAGGAGCAGCACCACCAGGACCAGGAGTTACATTAACTGTTTGTGCAGCATAATTAAAGATTGTAGAAATTTGAGAACCAGTCAAACTAGCAGGATTGATCTTATCTACTTCAACATATTGAGTTCCATTGAAGAAAATTCTATCACCTGGTTTGAGATCTAACGCAAAGTTAGATTGTGAACCAGTGATTTTTTCATTACCACTTGCTGCATCGTAAGTGAATGTAGTACCTTGAACAACTTGAATGTCGGAAAGGATAATATCAGCAGTGAATTCTGTAGCATTTGTGCTTTCATCTCTAGAAACAATCTGTCTAGTATCAGAGAAAGCATAATTATGAGCAACTTCAATAGTATCAACATTCAAACCATCAACGGTGACCATCTCACCAACAATGAAAGCACCTTCAACTTGATAACATGTAATATGATCACTTCCACTAATTGCATCTACAAGATATCCTCTTGCACCAGATGTAGCACCAACGAGAAGAGAACCTGCTGAGATAGTAACAGCAGATGCTAATTCTAGAATAGTAAACATCTGAATGTCAAACATGTTGACATTGTAAGTATCATCAGCATTACCAAAAGTTGTATCATCACCGTCTGATGTATGCTCAATGGCAGCAAGTCTTGCAAAACCAATGATATTACCTGTTTGCTGACCTGGGGTTGCTGTATAAGTATCTCTTAATTCGATAGTTTGATATGCATTAGCAAGAGATGAACCTGTAGCATTAGGGAAACCATGAATATTATTAACTACAACATTATTACCCATCTCAAATGGAATAATAGTGTTTTGTGCTGAGTTAGTCTCTCTTGGTTTCTCTAAGTCAACGTATGTTGGAGATAGAGTCTTAGTTCTATATCCTCTGACATATGCAGTTCCTGGACCAAACTCAATAGCATACTTGTTTTCTGCAGCAGTATTTCCCTGAGCAGTTGTAGATCCAGAATCATACACACCGTTGTTAAAACCATCATCAAGATTTTCTCTAGCAGTAATCTTGAAATCTTTAACAACGTAATCACCAGACTCTTCAAATGTTCTGGTTGCGATTGATCTTTCTAATTCATCATATGCACTTCTATCAACAAGTTTTTCAACTTTACTATTATTGATTCTTAATAATTCAAGGAAGTCTTTATCAGCATCATCTGTAAGTAGTTTCTTAACTAATTTTGTGGTGATTCTAAATCTATGAGCACCAGGAGCAGCATAGTTACTTGTTCCAGCAGCGTTATCATTGAGACTAAGGTCATCCTCTGGAGTAATAATGGATTCTTGAATATCAAGTCCGATACGATAGGAGGGGTTTGATCCATATTGATCGAGAAGTAAGTACTGATATTGTACGTCAACAAAGAAACCTCTGATAAAGTAAACACCGTCTTGTACATACGCTACAGAACCTTGTTGTAATGCAGCAGTAGGAAGTAACTGAGCGAAGGGAGACCCAACCTCAATTAGAGTTGTACCGAACGTAATCTCAGTATCAGTAATTAACTGCTCATTATTTGAAAATGTCTGTTGGGTATTCTGCGTTCCACCAGACTCAATATATTTAATGTAAAGTGTAATATAACCTTTCGATGATTCTGATGAAGATATACTGAATAAAACTTTTGCTTTTACACCAGATGTGAGACCTTCAATGATCTTGCCATTCAGTTGAGTTCTATACAACTCAACATCAGCACCCAAAAATGATTCTTGTAACTGGATAGCGTCTACGTTTAGATCATAACCGACTTGACCAGGGATAACCATGGATCCGTCTTTGAACAGATGCGAACCTACATTCTCTACCTGATTCTGCAGTATAGACTGCATGGTAGTAAGTTCTCTCGCTTGGATTGGGAACCCAGGACGAAATAGCACTCGATAAAAGTTTTTTGCTTTATCGAAATCGTCGTAGTATGGGGTGACGTTTAAATTGGTGTTTTGTGCCATTAGAACTCGATTACGATTTTGATGTCTTCTACTTGGTCGTTAGCACGACTGATGGATCTTCTATTATCTATATACACAACCTGACCAGTGTTTGAAGCAACTTCTGGTTTTGCATAACCGTTGTTGAACTTCATACCTAGATCATATTCTGTGTTGTTAATAGTTCTAGAAGATGAGTTGGGAACAGCAGGGAAGTTGACGTCGGGTTGTCCTGCAGCACCAGAGGTTGCACCACTGATTACGTTAGAACCGTCAAACTCATTCTGTGTACCAGTAACTTCTGGGAAGATACCGTCAACTGCGTTCTGATAATACTTCAGAAGTTTAGTTGTAGCATTCCAAGAAATCACTCTTCCACGAGCAGTAACGTTGGTTCCACCAACAACTCGTGTTTGTGTGATGATCTCATCAGGAACGTAGTTACCTTGGAATGTAGGAGCGAAGATAACTGCTTTAGCAGCAGAGATCGTCAAGTCAGAGATAAGTTC